TGGAAGCAATGTCTTCCAGAACATTAATGCTTACAAATAGTTTAGGAGCGTTACCAGAGACTTGTTCTGATCATGCTTTTATGTATCCTTATATTAAAGATGAAATAGAACATTGTTATAGAATCACAGATGAAATAGATAAATTAATGGATACATATTGGGACGATGAAACTCAGGATGTTATAGATCGAGCTAAAAAACATGCGGACAAATATTATAGTTGGGATTATAGAGCTCCTAAATGGATAGAGATGTTTGAATTAATGGATATTGAAGATGAACTCGAAGAACAATTAGATGCCGAAAGAATAGCAACGGTCTTATGAAAAAAGGATTTGCAGCATCCGCTTTTGATTTATTACATGCAGGGCATATTGTAATGTTAGAAGAAGCGAGGAAAAATTGTGATTATTTAATTGTTGGTCTTCACACTAGTCCCGCTCACAAAAAAGATTTAGTACAGTCAGTCTTTGAACGATTCATACAATTAAAAGGATGTAAATATGTTGATGAAATTATTCCTTATGAATCAGAAAAAGATCTTAAAAATATATTAAAAACAATAGAAATTAATATTAGATTTTTAGGTGATGATTATTTACGTGACAAAAAATTCATAACAGGTTATAATACATGTATCTTAAAAAATATTGAACTATATTATTGCAAGAGATTTCATCCTTATTCATCTACCGAACTGAAGAAAAGAATTGTTAGTATGTCAAACACCCCTACGGATTAGTTTTTTCGGGGGCGGAACCGATATTCCAGAATATTATATTACATCACCCAATGGCGGTCAAGTCATAAGTGCTGCTATCGATAAATCTACTTATGTTATATTAAATAGATTATATCGAGATCAATTTGTTTGTAATTATACTAAAAAAGAAAATGTCAGTTATGTTGAAGAAATCGAGCATGAATATATTCGCGAAGTTCTCAGACATTTTAATGTAAGTCCCGGACTCGAAATTACAACATTAGCAGACATCCCTTCTGAGGGATCTGGCTTAGCTTCCTCTTCAAGTATTCTGGTTGGATTAATAAATGCTATAAGTACTTGGATCGGAGAGCCAATGAATCAGGTCGATATAGCTCATCTAGCATGTCATATTGAGCTTGAAATCTTAGATAAGCCGATTGGCAAACAAGATCAATTTGCGGTTAGTTACGGCGGTTTTAACCACTTTCGGTTTTTTAAAGATAGTAGTGTAGAAATTGAAGAATTACAATATGATGCAGAGTTTGAAAGAAAGTTTGTTCTGGTTAATACTGGCCAACATAGGCAAGCATCTTCAATTCTTACTTCTCAGAAAAATTCTATTGAAAAAAAAATAAAAAAATATAATAAAATATATGACCTTTGTACTAAAGGTTTAGGCGCATTTGAGGATAAACATTACGATGATTTTGGTATACTCATGACAGAATCCATGCAAATTAAAAATACTCTGGCTAAAGGAATTACTAATGCTGCAATTAATGCCATTATGCAAAATTCTATTTCTTGGGCAACAGGATGCAAGATATGTGGAGCCGGCGGTGGAGGATATATACTTTTCATGACGGATCATGCTAAAGAGATACATATGAAAAATAGAACTTTAGATACATTTGATGTCGGATTTGATAATCAGGGAACAAGAATAGTGTTTTACAATGAATGATTATATTGTCCTTTTTATCACACTCTTTCTGATTGGGATCATGATTTATGCTGGTTATATGCAAAGTGTGGCGCTATGAAAAATAAAAATATATCAGTAAAATGGTCAGATAACACTTTATCAGAAAGTATGCCTGAAATGAAAGCAAATTCAGAAATAGAATTATTAAAGGATACATCCGGATGGAGATCACATGTTACTTCTATAAGTAATTCTCTGCATTTAGTTTCGGAAAGTCAACTTGATGAACTATTAAAGGGCATTTGGAACATATATATAAATGAAAACCAATTTTTTATATGCGGAAATGGAGGAAGTGCATGTAATTCCAATCATTTCGCACAAGATTTAACTAAAGGGACAATTGAAAATGGAATTTCAAGACCTAGAATCAAAGCTATATCTCTTTGTAACGATATCGGTTTCATTACTGCTACATCTAACGATGATTCTTACGATAATATATTTAAGCATCAACTTGTAGCTTATGCTAATAAAGGTGATGGATTATTAGTACTCAGTGGCAGTGGTAATAGTAAAAATCTTATAGAGGCCGTTGAATGGGCACATTTAAACGGGCTAGCAACTTACGGCATTTTGGGATATGATGGAGGAATTTTGAAAGATGAACTCTCAAATTATATACATATTAATTTAAATCATATGGAAAAATGTGAAGGAATTATGTCTGTTATATTACATTATATAATGTGTGAGCTAAAAGAATTATATAACGTAACACTCGGAGAGTATGAAAGTAGTTAAATGGCTTTTTCAAAAAGAAGTATTAATGCAAAATATATGGGAGACGAACCGGATCCAATTGATTGGGATAGTTTACCGGACGAAGAATTAAAATCTGAAATTCATGGAGCCTTTAGATGGTATTATAAATTTTTTGATTTTAAAGAGAGTATGAATTTTGTTCAAGAATATTATAAAAAAAATAAAGTAAAAAGTAAATCTCCCGGAAAACTTAAAATTACCGATTTAATCGAGGTTGGAAATCATGTTGGTTATATTGCTCGAATGAAAATAAGAGGATTAAAGAGTTTACCAGAAGAATATGAAGAGCTCTTTATTCAAAAATTAAAAAAGATAGAAGAGATTGCTAAGCAACGTAAAGTAATAGTAGAGTCAAAGGAAAGAATAAAGCCAGATATTCAGCAAAGAATTCGAGATGCAGCGAAAAAATTAAAATATGATATAGAAGATGTTATTGATGAACAAGTTGAAGAAGAATTTAAAAAGAAATTTAATTTCAAACAGTTTTTAGAACGTAATAAAGTTTCAAAACCGGTTGCTAAACATTTAAAACCACATATTGAAGATCTAGCCAGTGAAATAAAATTAGCCAAAGCAGGAGATGTAGATTTTAAAGAGGCATATAGCCATATGAGCGGCCACCAACAAAATAGATTAATTAAATTTTATGATATGATGATAGAAGAATGTGAAATAATAATCACAACAAAAAAGAAGAAAGAGAAAATAAAACTGGGGCCGAAAATTAAAATTAAAAAACGAAAAAAATAATATGATATTAATTGATTATAACCAGATGGTAATTGCTAATTTTATGGGATTCCGTAAACTATTTGAACCAGGTAAAGAAGATGCCACGATGAGGCATATGGTTCTTAATAATATTAAAATGATCAAGAATAAATTTAGCAATAAGTATGGAAAAGAAGTTGTTTTTTGTTGTGATAATAAAAAAAATTGGCGCAAAGACATTTATCCTTTTTATAAGGCCAATAGAAAGAAAGCAAGAGAAGAAAATAAACAAAATGTAGATTGGCAAGTGCTATTTGATAGTATGGATCTTATACGAAATGAAATAGCAGAAAATATGCCTTACAGAGTAGTTACTTTGGAAGGATGTGAAGCAGATGATATTATCGGAGTTATTTGTAAAGAATATTCTCATAGAGATTATAATATATTGATAGTTTCTTCTGATAAAGATTTTATCCAATTGCAAAAATATCCTAATGTTTTTCAATGGTCGCCCCGAACTAAAAAATTTATTAAAGAGCCAGATCCGGCTGGCCAATTGCGTGCTTTGATAGTAAAAGGAGACAGAAGTGACGGTATACCTAACATTCTTTCAAATGACGCTTGTTTGGTAGAAGGATTAAGACAGAAGCCAATGTCGAAGAAGAAGATCATGGATTGGCTAAATATAGTACCGGAAAAGGCATTTGAAGGGGAGATTTTAAGGAACTTTAAACGCAATGAGGTTTTAATAGATCTTGGCTGTATACCAGATAAGATCGCTATAAATATAAGAACAAAGTATGAAAGCGACCAATATTTGGGTCGCGACAGAATGCTCAATTATTTTATTAAGCATCGACTTAAAGATATGACTGAATCGATACAGGAGTTTTAATTATGGCTTTATCATTAATGCAATTATTGGAATTGGTTGACAAAGCAAAGAGTCAAAAAGAAAGAGGAGACTTACTCAAACAAAATCAAACTGACCATTTGGAAAACTTATTGTGGTATACATTTCATCCAGATGTAAAGTTTTTGTTACCTGAGGGAAGACCTCCATTTAACGCCGGTGCAGAAGATCCGGGTTCAACACTGCTTTACGGACAAATTCGCAAATTAAGATATTTTGTTGAAGGTCCGGGGGGTGTAACTTTTTGCACAGGAAATACCATAGAACCAGCTAGAAGAGAGACAATGTATATATCAATGTTAGAGAGTATTACACCAAGAGAAGCTGAGTATCTTGTGAACATGAAGAAGAAAGATCTCGGTATTCGTGGTTTAACTTATAAGCTCGTAAGTGAGACTTTTCCCCATCTTATACCACCTATGCAAAAAACCAGCAACAGCAATACATAAAATTTATTATAATAATTATGGAAGTGTGATTTACTAACTTCTAATCAAGGATTATATGAAATTTTTAATAGTTTTTGTTATGGCGGTAGTAGTAGTAATTACTTACCCAGTAAAAATAATTATTCAGGAATCAGATGCTAATGCAGCGAAAATAAATATACCTCGCTTTGAGCATCAAATACTTCCTGAAATTATTGAAAAGAAAAATTTAATGCGCGTGGCCCCACAACTAATGGATCCGTCTACTCTAATATCTGCAGCACAAGATGAAATAGCTTGTCTAGCTTTAAATATATATTTTGAAGCTGCTGTAGAAAGTACGGCTGGAAAATTAGCGGTTGCCCATGTAACTCATAATAGAGTAAGTAGTAAGTATTTTCCTAATTCTTATTGCAAAGTAGTTTATGAAGGAAAACACTTCGCAAGTGGTTTTCCTAAACGAGATCGATGCCAATTCAGTTGGTATTGTGACGGAAGACATGATTCTCCATATCCAGGACCAACTTGGAATAAGGTTCAAGATTTAGCAAATTACTATTATAAAAATGCTGAAGATTTAAGAGATATAACAGATGGAGCAACATATTATCACGCTGATTATATCGATGACCCTAGATGGGCAAAATATAAGAAAAAAACAGTAAAAATAGATACGCATATATTTTATAGGTAGATTATGCCAACATATGATTATGAATGTGAGGAATGTGATTTTGAATTTGAAGATATTCTTCCTATTGCAAGAAGGAATGAGCCTTTGGAAAGCCAATGTCCTGAATGCAATGGGAAGATAAAAATGAAAGTTGCATGCCCGACGTTTGTTTATGATAATATTTCAGGTACAACTGCTAAGGGTCATCGAAAAAAACCCGATGAAGCTTTCACAGATCATCTGAAACAAATGAAAAGGAATTATCCGGGAAGTAAGATGAATGTTTGATCATGTAGAACTTGAATTTGAAGAATTAGATGCAACCACCACAAACGGATCCAGAGTTTATCAAACCCCCGACGGATCATTTCCATCCATTACAACAGTATTAGGTAGAAAAAAAGCTCAATTCTTTAAAGAGTGGAGAGCTAGAATTGGTGAAGAAGAAGCCAACAAAATAACAACTCAAGCCACTCGTCGTGGAACAAAAGTACATAAAGTTGTAGAAAATTATATTTCAAATAAAGAAAATTATTTTGAAGATTCTCAACCAAATGTTCAAGAGATGTTCAATACTATCAAACCCCACCTAGATAATAATCTTGCTAATATTGCCGGCATTGAAATTCCGTTATGGAGCAAACAATTAGGAGTTGCTGGTCGTTGCGATTGCGTTGCCGATTGGAAAGGCCAAAAAGCAATTTTAGATTGGAAGACT